CCCGAGGCTAAACCCCCCGTGTGCGCGGTGAGGTTTCATATCTCGGCGGCGCAAGAAACATCGGTGCTTATACCGCAGGGTACGAGGGTCACGGATCTGAACGGCGGACTTGTCTGGGAGACGGCCGAAGATGTTTATGTCCCGATCGGCGAGCTTTACGCCGATGCGGCTGTCCGGTGCATGACGCCGGGCGTCGTTGGAAACGGGTATGCCGCCGGGCAGATAAACACGCTGACGGATCTGAGCGCGGTCGCGTTTTATTCGCATTGCGAGAATATAACGGCCAGCGAAATGGGTTCCGACAGGGCCGACGACGACGAGTATTACAGGATCATGCGGGAAAGCAACGACGCTTACAGCACTGCCGGGGCAAAGGGCAGCTATGTGTATCATGCGAAGTCGGTCTCTACGGAGATTGCCGACGTCGTGGCCAACTCTCCGGGGCCGGGGCATGTCCGGCTCTATGTGCTGATGAAGGGCGGGGCTATCGCGGGCGAGGAGATGAAAAAGGGCGTGTATGACGCGTGCAGCCCGGATCACGTAAGGCCGCTTACGGATTTTGTCGCCGTGAATGACCCCGAGGTTTTGCCGTATGACATCGACCTTACTTTTTATATCCCGAGCATATCATCTGTAAGCTCCGCCGAGATCGAGGACGCGGCCCGTGAAGCTGTTGACGAGTATATCGCCTGGCAGTGCGGAAAACTGGGGCGCGATATCAACCCGGACGAACTGCGCCAGCGGGTCAAGGCGGCGGGGATAAAGCGGGTCGAGCTCCGGGAGCCTGTGTTTACCGTTTTGCGCGACGGTACGGAGGAGGGCGGGCCCGCGCCTCAGGTGGCCATAGCCCAAAACGTCAATATAGTAAACGGGGGCTATGAGGATGAGTAAAGGCTACGGGATCACACCCGAAAATTTATTGCGTACGCTTCCGGAGGTGCTTCGGCGTGATGAGTCTATGCTTGCTATAGCGTCAGCAGTCGCCGATGCGCTGGCGGCGCGGCCGGAAGAGATCGCCGGGCTTTCTATTTATGCCCGGATCGACGAATTGCCGGGGGATCTGCTGGATATCCTGGCCTATGATTTTAAAGTCGATTGGTGGGATGCGGACAACAGCCTTGAGGTCAAGCGGCAGATGTTGAAGGACAGTTGGAATGTCCGGCGGGTGCTGGGGACGAAAGCGGCGGTCGAAAAGGCGACTTCCGCCGTTTATAAGGATTCCAAGGTGACGGAGTGGTTTGAGTACGGCGGGGAGCCGTACCACTTTAAGCTTCAGGTCGATACCGCGCTTGAGGGCGTAGACCCCGTGAAGCATCAGAGGGTGCTTGACAGGGTCGAGTATTATAAGTCGCTGCGCTCTACGCCTTACAGCGTGGAGTATGTGACGACGCTGGATATTCTGGAGGGTGAGCCGTACCTGCTGGGGGTGACGGGGTTTGCCGGGTTCGGGGTCTCGGAGAGCCGGCTGCCGCCTTACCGTCCGGCGGATATGCATGGCGCGGAGGTCTCCGTTATAGGGTACCGGCCCATGTCTATCTGTGAGACGACGCTCGCGGAGTTGGGCGTATAGAGAGGAGTTTTGCTATATGTATGGATTTGTGATACCTGCGGCCGGGATGGACCTGCTTGCGGGGCTGCTTGCAAGCGACACGCTTACGATAGCGCGGGTCACCGTCGGCAGCGGGCGGCCGGAGCCGGGGTCTGATATGTCGGAGCTTACGGACCTTGTAAGCCCCGTGGCTAACGCCACGATAAGCGTACCGATCAAGCAGGGCAACACCTGCTCGTTTACGATCGAGTACCGTAACGACATGCACGGCGGGCTTGAGCATGGTTTTTGGCTCAATGAGTTCGGGGTGTTTGCCACTGACCCGGAATCGGGCGGCGAGGTGCTGATCTACTACGGGACGCTGGGGGATTTCCCGCAGCCTGTCTCGTCTTTTGTCACCGGGACAGTAGACGCGCGGCGGTTCCCCGTGTCTATCGTACTGACCAACGATTCGGTGGTCGAGTTTAAGTTCCCGCCGATGGCGTTTATGACGGCTTCCGAGGTTGAGCGGTATTTTCAATATGCTTTGACGGAATCGCTGGACGGCGAGGACGGGCGGATCCGCGCCAACCTCGAGGCACGGCTTGATGAGATGGTCGAGGAGATAAAGGCCGAATGGGGCCAGGCAAACGGCGTCGCCACGCTTGACGAAGACGGCAAGGTCCCGCTCGAAAATCTGCCGGACATGGGGAACACCAGCACGATCAAACAGGCGGAGCCGCCGGAGGGCGACGACAACAAGCTATGGATCAACACGACCAACGATGTGATCCACTACTGGAACGGGGTCGCGTGGAAACCCACCAGCGGCACAGCGAGATAGGGGGCTTGTAAATATGGCTTATACACCGAATAATCCGGTACTGGCAGCAGAGCTTATAGCCTTGAAAGCCAAGGTCAAAGCCGAGGTGCAGCGCCGGAACCAGAGCGGCAGCGTCTCATCTTTTGCGGGCGCGGCCTATGACTACAACAGCGGGGACAGCCCCGCGGCCGGCCAGCCGCTGCACCGCGACGCTTACAACAAAATAAACACGCCTGCCAGGGCGGTAAACGGCTCGGGGATACCGGGCGACATATCCGCCGGGGACACGCTGCCGGCGCTCGGCGACGTCAACACAAAGGTGAGCGCCTGGCAGACGCGCTCGATGACGGACAGGACAGCCTCAGACTGCGCGAGCGGATGCACGGGCACATGTCATACCGGCTGCGCGACGGGCTGCTATACGGGCTGCACGGACGCCTGCAGTGGCTGCGGGAGCGGGTGCGCTTACGGGTGCTCGGGGTGCGGGTCCGGGTGCGCGGGCGGCTGCACGGGGTGCGGGAGCGGATGCGCAGGCGGCTGTACGGGGTGCGGGGGCGCGTGCTCTTCCGGGTGCGGGGGCGCGTGCTCTTTTGGCTGTGAAATTTCCTGTACCGGATCTGGGGCACCTGACTGGTAATGACTATATGAGATAGGAGAGATATCAATGCTAAAATCAATATTGGAATCCAACCACAGTACCGATTCGGCAATCACTGCCGCATCGTTCCTCACGCGGGTAAGGGAAGGCAACGATGACTGGAAAAAGCATATACCCGAGATTAAAGCGTTTTACGACAGCACCTTGTCTGCGGACTCACATGGTGCTGACAACGTGGCCGCAGATGTGGTATACACGCTTGTGAAACTGTTATTTGATGCCAGGTCATCAGGTGCCAACGGTAAAGAAGCCATTATTACGGAGATATGCAAAAGTATTATGCCCGAAATAGGTGACGAAAGCTTGTCGCTGCATATCGAATTGAGCAAGAGCATCGCCGCACTGCAATATGGTGGGCCTTCGCTTATGGCCAAATACAACAGCCACGCGGAACTGGAGCGCTTGAAGGAGATAGGAGACTCAATGCTGGCGCTTGTTTTGATACGGTTGTTGCTGAACAGGTTCATGGCCGCGCCGGCTGTATGGGACGGCGACGCGGTGATGTATCTGGCAGACAGGCTAAACGGGCTGACGGATGAAAAAAAGAAACAGCTCGACGACTTGCTCCGATTGTTCGGGTAAGGGAGGAGTTTTTAAATCATGAAAAAAATTATCGAATTGCCCGGCGGTGTGCTGGACTACGTTGAGGGACTTTGGTATAAGGCGCAGGGGTATAAGCAGCTTGTGCGGCATCTGTCGTGCCAGCCGGAAAAAGACTGCGGAGCCATACGGGAGTTTGCGGAGAGGTATGCCGCGCTGTTTACGGAGTACAACATGGCGCTGAGCCATATTTTATCAGAGTATGCAAAGTCGGAGGTTTCAGATGGGTACTGCGTGCTGCCAAATTACGGCATTTGTGCGTTGGTTGCGACCAGAAAGGGGGATGCTTGTGCGTAGGGCACTCATATCAGCGGGGAATTTTTCAAACTCTTACGCCCGCATGTTTGGGGGTAAGCCCGTCAAAACCGTCACTTTTATCGTGACTAACGATTGCAACCTCCGGTGTACCTACTGCTACGAGCACAACAAGCGCGGCGCGGAGATGACTCTTGAGACCGCCAAAAAAGCGGTCGACCTCATGTTTGAGTCCGACGCCGATGGCGGGATATGGATAAACCCCATAGACGCGGACGGCGTGATCATGGAGTTTATCGGCGGTGAGCCGCTGATGAAGATAGGGCTCATCGACGCTGTTATGGACTATTTTCTGCAGAAGGCCGTGAAGCACGACCACCGCTGGATGACCAGGTACATGATAAGCATGTCGAGTAACGGGCTGTTGTACCATACTGAGCCAGTGCAGCGGTTTTTGCGAAAATGGGAAGGCAGGGTCAGCCTCGGGATCACGGTCGACTGCGATAAGGAGACGCATGACGCCTGCCGGGTCGATAAGGACGGCAACGGCTCTTATGATTTGGCGGCGGCGGCTTTTGAGGATGTGCTTGCCAAGTATGGCATTGACATCACTAAGTTTACGCTGGCGCCGGGGAACGTCGGCCGGATTTTTAAGGCGCATACCGATATGATCGAACGCTATGACCTATGCCGGGTCACCAGCAATGTGGTCTTTGAAGAGGGCTGGACGGTCGAGCACGCGAGGACGATGTATTTTGAGCTCAAAAAGCTGGTTGACTGGCTGCGCGATACGGGGCGGTTGGAAAATGTCATGCTGCTGATGTTTGACCGGGTCAACGGGCAGCCGCTGGACGCGGCGGAGACGCAGAATTGGTGCGGCGGCACGGGGAAAATGCTGTCGTTCGATGTGGACGGGGCCATACTGCCCTGCTTGCGGTACTCAGCTATGTCGCTGGGCGGCGATAGGCCGCCTTTAGTGGTCGGGCATGTCGATACGGGCATCGGGGCGACGCGGGAGCAGCGCGATACGATAGATATGCTTGAGGCGATCACGCGGCAGTCGCAGTCGTCCGAAGAGTGCCTTGAGTGCCCGATAGCTTCCGGGTGCGCTTGGTGCTCCGCTTATAACTACGAGGTGTACGGGACCCCGGATAAGCGGGCGACGTTTATATGCTGTATGCATAAGGCGCGGGTGCTGGCGTCGTCTTACTATTGGAACACGCTGTTTAGGCGCGAGGGCAGCGGGGAGCGTTTTAGGCTCAATATACCGAGGGAGTGGGCTTTGGAGATCGTGCCGGAAAGCGAGTATGACATGCTTGTCGGACTGTCAGGGAAGGAGTAGGTCATGGTTGAGTTATTGACCAACGCAGAGGTCAACAAGATAGTCAAAGTAAGCCCTTATAAAGCAATGGATGCTGTAACTCGTAGAGAGTTCAATATTTGTTTTGGCGGGGCTCGGAATGACCACTATGATGTAACGCCTGCTAACCCTAATGATGCGGCTATCATGGAACAGATTTTAGGTAAAGCTGATTTAAGAACCTGGCGGCCTGCCAGACCTACCTTAATATGGATGCAAAATAGAATTGTAGCTTTTGGGCTATGCTACTATATGCATCACATTAGGATAGGCGGAGGTAACCCTGGTACGAAGTACCCGAGTAAAAACGAGTCTGGGCCTCCATGGAGCTTTGGAGGTCACAGTTGTTGCTATGCAAGTAATTCCGTAGGCGGCGCCGGAGATGCGCCGAACGCTGCTTGCGGCGCGGAGGCGAATGCTCACGCGAGGCTTCTGCACAACGGTACCAGAGGCGGCCAGGCGAGGGCGGCTTGCTACGAGGCATACATCTTAGGTAACCGGATTTTCGGAAACGCTCCTGCACCGATGCCGGCAGCACCTCTGGCGTCGACCAACACACATACGGTGGTAAGTGGAGACACCATGAGCGGTATTGCCAAACAGTACGGGGTCACGCTTGCGGCGCTCACAACAGCAAATCCTCAAATAGTGAACGTCAATGTAATACGCGTTGGGCAGCGCGTCAACATACCCGTTACTGAAAGGATGTAGGTGTACTCATGGATGCATTGCAGATATTCGCTGTGGTTGCCGGGAGCAGCGTGATCGGCTCTATCGTCACGTTGGTTGGAACAATCATTATAAAGAAGATGGACAGGAAAGATAAAAGAACGGAGCACTTGACAGCATTTGAAAAACACATACAAAAAGCCGTTTGCGTTATGCTATACGACCGCATCAAGTACCTTGGGAAAAGGTATATCCACGAAGAGTCGATTACGGCAGAGGAGCTGAACGACCTGCAGAAAATGCATACGGTATTCCACGAAGACCTTAACGGCAATGGATTCCTCGATGCACTGATGAAGCACGTCAAGGAGCTTCGGATAGTTAAGACGAAAGAGGAACGAACATGAGCGGTAAACGAATGGCGAACCGGGCGCAAGCGTATGACAGCAGGCAGGATAAAAGACGCGAAAAAGCGGCATATAAAAAACTGAAGCGCGAAAATAAGCGGAAGCTTGAGTTTTCGCAGAGAATAGCGTTGACGATCGTAGCGTATTCAGGGTTCATAGTCTTTTTTACCGTGTGCCTCAATTTCGTCCTACTATGGACGGACAAAATGCCGATGGCCGAAGAAACGATAGCGACGATATCCACCTATGGCGGCATAACCGCAACGGCTGGAACTGTCGTGTATGGCGCGTTGGCAGGTTGGCGCGACTACAGCAAAAACAAAACAGGCGTGACTCACGGCGAAGCGCAAATCCCCGGGCCGTTCGATCATACTGGAAATCACTCTGATGGAGGAGAATCAAATGGATAAGATAAACTGGAAGCAAAAGCTATCGAGCCGGCGGTTTTGGTCGATGCTCGGCGGACAGGTCACGGCAATACTGGCAGCGGTCAACGCCGATGAGAGCGTCGTCATACAGGTGGCGGCGATCATCGCGAGTGTGGGGATATTCGCGGTGTACATGCTGTCGGAAAGCAAGGTGGACAAAGCCCGCGCGGAGCATCCGAAAACTACAGATGAATAACGAAAAGAGCCCTCAGTCGCGTCATTGCGATTTGAGGGCTTTCTTTTTTATGCGTGTTTACGCCCCGCCACAATAAGGAAATCTCCTGTAGCGAATTGCAACGGCTCCTAAGCGGAATGTTTATCGCGCAGCGCATTCAGCTTGGCGCGACGTTTCGAACCGTCTTCACCGTTTTCAAACTGAAATATCATGCTATCGCGGATTTCGTTGACAACGATATTGCTTGCCAGTGCCGCGCAAAACAGCGATTTCAGTTCGCGGGCTTTGAGTTCCGGAAAGCTCTGCGAGATACCATTATCGTCATCGAAAAGAATTGACTCGACTATGAACGTAATCTCGTCTTTGGTTCCGCTCCAACCGCTATATGTTTTCATAATTTCCTCCTTACAATTTTGGATAGCAAAGCAGCTCTTCGTCGCCGTTAAAGTATTCTATTTTAAAGTCGGTACGACGCAATTCCTCATAGATTTCTGTATAAGATGCATTGTCACCGCATATTTTTGAGGCGTATTCTACGGCCTGTTTTTGAAATGGCTCGCGCAAATCGGAAAATTTCATAATACGTCGTCCTATCTCCCCGTATAGCCGATAGGTCAGCTTTGGCAGTTTACTTACGCCGCGAGCAGGCCATTGTCCTTGAGATACTGGATGCCGAGATCCGTGAGTTGGAACGTGGTTTTGCTCTGGCCGGACTTTTTGCCTTTGGCGGTGTAGTAACCCTTGTTCTTGAGAGACACAAACATTGCGCAGCTGCTCTTGACGGGGAGGCCGTGGAGCTCCTCCGCTTTTTTCAGGAGAGTCTTTCCATCCATGACCGAGTCTACGCCTTTGAATTCGGGGTGCTCCGTGATAGTCGCGAGTATGATCTTTTCTCTGTCGCTGAGCTTCGGCTCTTTTGGCTTCTTCTCTTTCTTTTCGCGAGGCTTCTTTTCCTTCTTAGGCTTTTCAGTGGGAGCGTCCTCAACAGCGACAGTTTCTTCCGCTTCTGTGGGGATCGTATCAAGGGCCACATCGTTGGCGTCGGGAGAATCAACCGTTTCATCAGCGATGGCGTTGTCCAGTTCGGAGTAGATAGCCTCAAGCTCTTCCTTGCGCTTTTCCATGAGGTGGGTCTTTTTGAAGCCGGTGGCCTCCATGATAGCGGTTACGAGTTCGATCTTTGTCATTTTCGTGTTCCTCCTTATTATTTTTGATTTATTGTATAATTTTTTCAAGTTCTTGCATGTTTATAGTACCATATGCCTTTTGACAAGTCAAGGGGAATTTTCAATATTTTATAAAAAATTTTTGACAAGTTAAAATTATTGTGTTATAGTGAGCGTGAAAGGAGGTGCCCCAATGGTTTCGTACAAGCCCCTCTGGCATACGCTTATCGAAAAAGGTATCAAGAAGATGGAATTGCTCAGGCTCACGAAGATGAGCAGCGGCACATTGGCGAAAATCAATAATGGCGAGTATGTGGCGCTTGAGGTCCTTGAGAGGATCTGCCTTGCGCTTGACTGTCCAATCGAGGACGTTGTTGAGATAAAGAGAGACCCGGGCGATGAAGCCCGGGCCAAGGGAGAATAGCCGCTATTGCTCGCGCCGCTCTCGTTTAAGGACATCTGAGACGTCGCAATCAAGAGCCTCGCAGATACGCTCGAGGTGTTCAAGTTTGATACTTTCGGCAATCTCGTTATAGTACTCATTGATGGTTGCCGCTCGTATGCCAGTCTTGCGCGATAGGTGCGCTTGCGTCCACCTCCGCTCGCCAAGCCGTGTGGACAGTAAAATTCTAATCAT